TGCAGTCCGGTGACTATCAAGGCCAGATCCTCTTCACCGTGAACACTGATTTTTGGGAAACAGATCTGCAGTCTCGACTGGATGATAAGCGACCTGGAGACGAAGGCGCGTTGACGCTGTTCGCCGGTGCTGAAACTGACTATGAATTCCTTGAGCAACTCTGCAACGCGACCATTGCAGACCGTGTTGATAATCGTGGCAACGCCAAGTTGCTCTGGGTGAAGAAAGATGAAAACGCGGCGAATGACTTTCGAGACGCTATCCGATACGGATTGGCACTCGGTCAAGCATACATTGAAGAAAATGGACTGCCCGTGCGGGCGTCAAGTGGTGTCTCAAAAAGGACGATAGTGCATGCAGGCGACTCTAGACCGGACGGCAGGGCGTGGAATGAGTAAGAAACACAACAACCCGAAGCAGCCACAACCAGTCGAACCGAAGCCGGTCGACGCTGACTCAGACTCAAATGGTCGTATCATTGAAGAATGGCGACGCTGCCCGGTATGCTGGGACGGGCGTGGCGGATACGGTGTCTGTTACTCAAAGCAGGGGCGCACCAGGTACTACAAGTGCTGCAAGTCAAACAAAGATGGTGGCTTCCCTTGTGGTCACACATGGACGGCACTGGTAAAAATGGAGGTAATTCGCGTTGAGCATCGAACGGTGGAGATTGATGAGCGATGAGCGACCTCGCAAAGTGGGCCATCTTTTGCATCTATGCAGTTTTGCTGCTGTGCTATATGGCTGAACGTGACAGAGAACTACAACGACCGCAGCAGCCACAGAACGAAGCCCCGCAACGCCGCATCGTGAAGTTCGCAAAGTGGCTTTGGGCAAAAGAGTAATTGATACTCTGGCAACACTGGTAACGACAAATTGCCATGTCGTGCGACGATTCGCGGCATGGCGTCAGCATCTGAACTACTGTCTCAGGTCGAATCAGCAATCACCAGTTGCCTGACCGCGCAAAGCTACTCTGTTGCCGGTCGTCAAAAGGTCATGGCACAACTTGCGCAGTTGCGCGAGTTTCGTAAAGAACTTCTGGATGAGATAGCTAACGGTTCGAACAGTTCCGGAAGCATGGCAACCCTCTGCAAAATGGAGGGGCCAACGCTGTGAACCTTCTAGATCGATTTATTTGCTATTTTGCTCCGGCGTATGGACAACAACGATTGGCAGCACGCGCGACGCTGCAGCAGATTGCCAATCTGACCGGAATTTCTAACGGTCCGTACACGGCAGCAAAGCTTTCAAGGCTCGGCTCACCACACCGACAGGTTGTCAAAGAAAATGAAGTCAGCACGGCACAGATCGACAGACTTCGAGAGCAGTCGTGGAATCTATATCGCAACAACCCTTCGGCCAGAAAAGTAGTTCGAAGCCTTATCGCAAAGGTCATCGGACGTGGTTTGCATCCCGAATGCCAGGCAATTCAGGACAACGGGACTCCGGCAACGCAGTTTCGGCAGCGTGCGGCGCAACTCTGGAAGGACATTCAGAACGGGTTCGACTCACGCGGAGTACCTGGAAGAGGCGGTCAGACGCTGGTTGGGCTTCAAAAACTGGCCTTGAAAAGCGTCATTTTGAGCGGAGAAACGCTCTACCGAGTGCGTGCAATCGACCCCAATCGTCAAGCAAAACTTGGAACTCCGCTTCCGATTGCATTACAGCTGATCGATGCCGCAAGACTGGCCGATGAGTCAGAGATTTTGAGATCCGACGTGACTGTCGGAAATCAGATTTACAGAGGAATCGAGCTTGATGGAAATGATGAGCGCGTCGCTTACTGGATTCGCAATTTAAGCGTCACGGCATCTGCTGCGTCGACAGGGAAAGCTGTCAGAGTCCCTGCAGACAAAATTGGTCACCTGTTTATTGAAGATGACATTGATCAACTGCGAGGAGTTCCGTGGTTTGCACCGGCAATTATCGGCATCCGGGATACAGGCGACCTGCAATACAATGTACTCAAAGCAACCGCAATGGCAGCGTGCGTAATCGGCTCATACTCAAAGCCGACTGGCGCAACGAAACTCGGGCTGAATCAAAGTGCCACCAGTTCAACGTCAGCAGATGGCACAGATTTGACTGATTCGGACGGAAATACGATCACGAAATTTCAGCCCGGCATGCTGCTGAATGTCGGACGTGATGGCAAGTTCGACCTGCATTCGCCAACACAACCAAACATGAACCCGGAAGGGTTCGTTCAGCATTTGCAGCGAGGCACCGCAACGGCGTTCCCTGGCGTCAAGGCCAGCACAATCACAGGTGATTATCGCAATAGTTCATTCAGTTCGGAACGATCAGCAGATAACGACACATGGCCAGAACTGCATGATGTGCAGGACTGGTTTGCAGAGTCGTTTTGCCAGCCTCTTTGGGAATCGATTCTCCGTGCAGGCGTGATGGCGGGTTACTTCGACGGAATCGTCACATCAGCAGAGTTCCAGGCGAATCCATCGCGATATTGCGCAGCAGCGTGGCGTGGACCGATTGCGTTAAGCATAAATCCGCGTGATGACGCTGAAGCAGCAAAGGCCAGAATTTCAGCTGGAATCAGTGATCCGCAACAAGAGGCCGCGAAGGTTGGCAACAACTGGCGTGATGTAGTCAGCAATGTGGCTGAGTTTTACGCCTACTGCCGCGAAAAGCATATTCCTGAGGCGTGGGCAAACAACGTCTTAGGCGTTGACACATCAGACCAAATTGCGGCGACAGTCGCAGCGACACAGGCACAGCCAGCGGATCAGGTAACCCAGGAGACTGTCAATGCGTAAGCGTTCGGTGAGAGACCTAGAACAGACCGACATGGGATTCAGAGAGCTGCAGCTGCGAGCGAGCACGTTCGACGCCGAAGGGCGATCGGTAATGGCGACAATCAGCACTGAATCGCCAGTTCCAATGCCAGACTGGACACGAATGGAAATGGTTCCAGAAGTGCTTGTATCGTCTGGCGCAGAGTTTCCTAAGTCTCGACAGGTGCCGTTCCTTGATTCACATAACAGGCGATCCGTAAAGGACCAGTTGGGGTCTGCAAGGGACATCACAATCGGTGATGGTGCTATTTCCGCAAGACTGGTATTCAGTAACACCACACATGGCGGCGAAGCTATGGCCGCTGTTCGTGATCAGCACGTGACGGATGTTTCAGTCGGTTACGAAGTGTTGAAGCGAACGTACGTGGAAGATGGCAAGACAAAAACAATCGGAGGTCGGGAATACACAGGCCCGGTCAACGTTGTAACGAAGTGGCGGCTCAGGGAAGTCTCGTTGACTCCGATTGGTGCCGACGCACAGGCGAAGCTGCGAGGGCTGGACCCGGCAGCAGTCCGTTTTCAGTCCTCAGAGAAGGAAGAATTCTCAATGAACCCAGAACTCCGAAAGATGCTGGAATTACGCGGCATGCCAGCAACGCTAACCGACGACGAAGCACAGCGATGGCTGATCGAGAACGCCGAAAAGATCGGCAAGCGCGAAGAGCCAAAGGAAGCTCCAAAGCAGGAAGAACGCAACGCGATTGACCCGGCGAAGCTCGCAGAACAGATTGCTGTTGAGGTTCGCAAGGCAACTGAAGCCGAAGCCAAGCGAAAAGCAGACTTTGAGCGTGAAGTTCAGGCATTGTGCGACCTTGCTGGGCTGCCGGAAAAGGCGGCTGAATGTCGTTCGATGTCCGACCTGAATGCTGTTCGCGACGCATTGCGAGCGGCACAGCAGAAGCAGCAGGAGCAAATTCCATACGGCGCATCTGTCCGTCATGTTTCAAGTGGCTTTGAGCGGCTGACTAACGATATTCGCAGTGTGCTGGTTGAAAAAGCCGTTCGTCATGTTGTGAATGGAAATGAAGCCAAGCTTGACAAGTTTCTGCCAGCCGAAAAACGCTGCAAGAACTTTGATCATTTCCGTTACGCCGGTCTGTATGATTTGGCGAACGAATTCGTTCGGAATTTGGGCGTGAACACATTCGCGCTGACTCGCGAACAGATCGCGTCAATCGCGATGTTCCCAAATCAGGCGCGCAATTTCGGTGTCAGTTTGCGAGAAGAGCCGTATCACACAACTGGTTCATTTGCAAACCTGACCCTGGACGCGATCAACAAGTCAATGATGGTTGGTTACACGGAAGTGCCTGCGACGTGGCGCGGGCCGATGCGACAGGGCGAATCAGTTGCTGACTTCAAAAACATCAATCGAATCCGAATGGGTGGTCTGCCAAATCTTCCAGTGTGGAATGACGCTGCAGATCCTGTAACGGTTTCAATGGCTGATGCCAAAGAGACATATGCTGTTGAAGCACGCAGCGAAGGGGCAGCATTCTCGTATCGCTTGATCGTCAACGATGATATGAGCGCTCTCACTCGTGTTCCGATGGCAATGGGCGACGCTGCGGCACGCACAGTGAATGCGGTTGCCTGGTCACAGATTACAAGCAACCCAACAATGAGCGACGGTGTTTCACTGTTTTCTGCTGCCAGTGGAAACCGCAAGCAGAAAAATACCGAAACTGGAACGATCACCAACTACACGACTGCCATCAACCTGCTTACAGCAAACATGATGGTGATGAAGGGTGAAAACACTCCAGAGAACAACGCAGGGCAGGATATTCTTGGATTGCTTCCGCGTTACCTGGTATTCCCGGCTGCTTTGCGTGGTTCGCTGCTGCAGCTTATCGGTTCAGAATATGACCCGAACGCATCGACATCAGCGGCGCGAAACATCAACACTGGATTGATTCCTGTGATGGA